CTCATAGGAAATGGCATGGAGCTTGATGGCATGGGATTTTCTGACGATGAGATAAAGAAACTGGTGGCGGCACCATCTGAGTTTGTTCCCGACTTCGGAAGCGATTCAGACAGTCAACCGAAAAAGGCTAAGCTTGTTGTTGAGTTTGCGACGCTCGAAGAAATGGATGAGCTGTTATTAGAGCTCAAGTCGCGTGGATTCAAAGTAAAGGTGGGGTGATTCATGGGTTATGGCATTCCCTACATGGGTTCAAAACAGGCAATCGTTGCGTCAATTGTTTCGTCGCTTCCAAAAGCAGAGAACTTTTATGACCTTTTCGGAGGTGGCTTCTCTATCTCGCACTACGTTTTGCAGGAGAGAAAAGACAAGTATAAGCACGTTCACTACAACGAGATCAAGGCGGACGTGGTTGATCTCGTTCTATCAATGGCGAGTATAAAGTTTTCAAGCAGCCATGGGTTAGTCGTGAAGAATTCCTCAAAAGAATTGATGAGGCATACATCAGGCAGATATGGAGTTTTGGAAACTCAGGGAGAACATATCTTTTCGGTAAAGACATTGAGCCATACAAGAAATCGATGCACATGGCAGTTGTGTTCGGTGAGTTCGATTCTTTGGCTGAGGAGATTCTTGGGTTCAATAGATGGCCAAAAGAGGCTGATAGCATAACAAAAAGGCGTCTTTACCTGAGACAAAAACTGGCATGGTACAAAAAAAATAACCGAATTCCTAAGGTGTTTTCATCAGCTAAAACACGAGGTGACATGGAGCAACTCCAGCAACTCCAGCAACTCGAGCGACTCCAGCAACTCGAGCAACTCGAGCGACTCCAGCAACTCGAGCGACTCGAGCGACTCCAGCAACTCGAGCTTTCATCGTCATCATATGAGTATGTTCAGATAAAGAAAAACTCTGTTGTTTATTGTGATATTCCTTACGAGGGAACTGCGGACTATGGCAACTCTTTCAACAGAAACAAGTTCCTTGATTGGGCTGCTAACGCACCATTCCCAGTGTTCATTTCAGAGTATAACGTGAGCGATCCTCGGTTCAAGCTTTTCTATTCCGTAGAGAAAAGAATCATGTTGGCGCAGACTGGAACTGAAGATGTTTACTCAAAACAAGAGAAGCTCTATTGGAACGGAGTAGAGGTTCAAACATGAGTCTAGAGCTCACTAAAAGGTTCGCACTCAATCGTGGCCAATGGAATTTCTTCACGTCAAAGCAGCGTGAAGTTGCGATAACCAGTGGTTTGGGGGGCGGAAAATCAATGGTCTTGCAGCTCCTTACGCTCATCACTGCGTTGAGATTCCCGAATGCTTTGCATTGCTACGCCTCACTTTCGTATGGAAATATGACTGACTCAAGCATTCCTGAGTTCATTGATCTCATGGATGCGTGTGGAATTGTTTTTGAGCCGATAAAGTCACAGCACCTTTTTTATGTGGGACCACAACGAGCCAGAGTCATATTCCGTTCCCAAGAGATCTACCAGAAGATGCGTTCGGTGCAACTCGGTAGCTTGTTTTGTGATGAGCTTGCGTACTGGGATGAGAGAGCGTACAAAACTTTCCTTGGGCGCCTACGCGACAAGAGGGGGCCTTTGATTGTGAGAGCAGCGTCATCACCCAACGGGCTCAATTTCTTTCACAAGATATTCATCGAAGACGTAGAGAACAATCCTGAGCTTCAAGAGGTCCGCAAGCTCATCATGACGGCGTCCACAGACAATCGGCATCTCCCAGAAATGTACCTGCAAATGCTCGAGTCGACGTATGACTCTCGTCTAATAAAGCAGGAGCGAGACGGCTTGTTTATCAACCTCGGCGGTGGTCTCGCGTACTATGCCTTCAGCAGAGAAAGGAACGTCAAGGCGTGCCCGATTGTTAACGGCAGGCCTCTCTATATCTGCATGGATTTCAATGTTAATCCCATGACGGCGGTGGCCTGCCAGTATGATGGCCAGAGAACGCGAGTGGTTCATGAATTCTGGCAGGAGAATTCCTACACCGAGCAGATGGGGAAAGTCATCGCGGCTTTCTTTGGTGGCACGCGGGGAATTACGATTATCCCAGATTCAACAGGCGCCAATAGAAAGACGAGCAGCACACTCACCGACCACGCGATCTTGCGAGAGCTGGGATTCGAAGTGCCAAAAGTCCACAATCCTCTTAGACGAGACCGCTTCAATTGTGTCAACGGCAGGCTCGAGAGAGGCCTCATCGAGATTGATCCATCATGTGTGAAAGTCATTCGCGATATGGAAGCATTTGTTGAGGCAGATGAAAAGAAGACTCCTATGTTAGGACATATTTCTGATGCCATGGGGTACGGTGAATGGTTCCACTTTCCATTTGATATTCGTGGTCTTAACGAGATGAAGAAAAAGTCAGGTTCGATATTGTTGTGATTTCATGGTATGATGTATGATGAGCATAACATGCTGACAGTGAGGTGACTAATGGCATGGCAATTCGATTTCAAAGAAGTGATAGCTTTCATTGAAAGCAAGCAAGAATACCTAGAGATGTGCGAGAAACTCTTTCGTATTTACAATCGAGAGATCACTCCCTTTCTCAAAGAGAGAATCATGGTTGACTTCGAGAGCGTAAACTCTCAGAAAGAAGTTCTTTCGCGCATGAGTCCGTTGAACATCTTACCTAAGATTGTCAACAAACTGAGCACGGTTTACGCTGTGTCAGCCGAGCGCGATGTGAAGGGTCTCGACCCTGCGAGGTTCTCAGAGCTGCTGGACACATTAGGTTTCGATAATGCATCATCGCTAGCGAATAAGTACCTTAACCTTTTCCGCGTGGTGGCCGTTGAACCCATCGCCGGTGTGGACGCGCAAGGCAACGCTCTTTCGAACGATGTCTCGAAGCTACGCGTATATCCTGCGCACAAGTTCTTGCTAATGGACGATGACACAATCGATAATAACGTCGTTTGCTTCATCAAGATTTTAGGCAACGCTCAGAAGGATGTCGTGGATTCTTACGGTAGAAAGACTACGAAAGACGTGGTTATCTATGAGGCATATACAGCAACGGAGTACATCCATTTCGATTCTGATGGCATCATGGAACGAGATGAGGTCAAGGAAGGCGAAAGCAAACTGTGGATTGACCAGCATAACTTCGGGCAGATTCCGGTCGTGTGGGCCACCAGAGACATCGTCACCGCGATGCCACCAGTCGACGTTGATACGTACAGCATGGTGACGTTGCTTCCATTGATGTTCTCAGACCTGAACTATGCAGTGAAATACAAATGTTTCTCTGTCCTATTCACGATCGGTTTGACGTTGCCATCAGGCTCGATGCAACCGAATTCGATTCTCCAGTTTGACAATGCATCAAAGGTCCCTGGTGAAAAGGGCGAGCTCGATTCGATCTCGCCTACCGTTGCAGTCGAAGAGATGCTCTCAAGTATCTACGCGCAGTATTCTTTGTGGCTCGAATCGAGAGGCATCAAAATGCAATCGATGGCTCGAGGTGGGGGCGTCGACAATCAAAGCGGCATCGCTAAAGCAATTGATCAGGGCGAGGTCACGGAAGATGTCGTGTACCAGCGCAAGGTCTTCACTCAGTTTGAGCGTGCCCTTTTCTCCCTGTTGGCAAAATTCCAAGGCGCTGCATATGAGGTCGCGACGACGTTCACTGAAGTCTCAATTATGCCAGAGACTAATACAGAGAAGACGGATAGAATCATAAAGAAGCTTGACGCGAATTTGATCGATTGGGATTCGGCTGTCGAACAGGTCAACAGCGAAAAGAATGAGAAACAAATTCAAGAGATGAAGCTGCGCATCATGGTCCAGCGGAAACTCAAAGAAGAGACTGAATCAATGGAGGCGCCCTTCGCAAAACCTGAGATGCCGAAAAACACGGACGATTTAGAAGACCGGGAAGACGAGCAAACGCAAGAAAATGAACGAGGGTAGCTAAATGGCATGGGAAACTGCTAGCATCGTCGTAAAGCTCAAAGACACAACATTGCCGAGATCCTATCTTCAAGCCCTCGGTCGTGAGCTCGTGCAGACTGTTCTCAAGCGGACTGCCAGCGGGCGAGACAAGAATGGGCAACCGTTCGTCCCGTATTCGGCTGAGTACATCGCTTCCGACAATTTCGAACTTACGGGAAAGAGTCCAGGCAGAGTCAATCTGACACTGTCTGGAGACATGTTGGCAGACCTTTCCGTCTTGGCGGCAAGAGACGGACGCATAGTTATTGGCTTCGACAGCGAAGAACAACGAGCGAAAGCTCATGGCCATCAGACGGGAAAGGAAGGCTCAGGCGGCCTGCCAGTGCGAGACTTCCTTGGAATATCTGAGCAAGAATTGGCGGCGGCAATGAGGAAAGTACCGCAACCACAGAAGCTGAAAGAGGCCTTCAAAGAAGCGAAGAACTCTCTTCTTAGGGATGAGGATTCTGGTTTCGGTTTTGGCTTGAAAGATGTGATAGAATTCGCTGAACTATTTGCAGCAGAAAGCGAGATACTATGAGCACTATTCGAGAGCTTAATCAATTTGCAGAAGCCATGCGACACATGCCTCAGATTATCGATAGAGCAGCGGATGATGTTGGTTCATACCTAGTCACAACGATTCGTAACCGAGTTAGACTTGGCTATGGCGTGCAACGCGATGGCGACAAGAAAGAGAAGTTTAAGGCACTGGCTCCTCTGACTGTTATCTATCGACAAATAATGGCAGATAACGGAGATCTATTTCCGGGCTCCAAACCATCCCGCTCTCACCTGACGGCAACCGGGCAGATGATGGATTCGCTTGCCTACAAAAAAGAAACCGGAAGAATATTCCTTTACTTCAACAACCCTGAAGCTGAATCAAAAGCTTTCTACAACAACGAAGGGGGAAGGGTCCCACGCCCGTTCTTCTTCTTGACGGATCTTGAAATCAAAGCAACGGAAAGAACACTGCAAAAGGCTCTTGACGAATATGTTGAGGGTATTGCAAGCTCATTGTGAGCGTGATAGTCTTGATAATTGAAAGGTAGGTGGATAATGACAACACATGACGACAGTACTGCCAACAATCCTGCGGATCAAGGCGGGGAGAACTCTGAGAGTTTTTCCAAAACTGATAACGAAGTAGTTCCACGTTCGGCGCATAGAAAACTATTGGATGAAAAGAAGAAGTCCGATAGGGAAACAGCTGAACTCCGAGCGCGACTTGATGAGCTTGAAGCCGAGCGAAAATCTGCAGAAGAGACGAAGCTTGTAGAGCAAAATCGTTTCAAGGAATTGGCAGAACAACGCGAAAAAGAGCTTCTTAAAAAAGAGCAAGAGATCAAGAAACGTGACGAGATTCTAGCAGCTCAGCAATCTGAGCGTAAAGCCGAGCGCAAACGTGCCGAGGTTTTAGAACAGCTTGGAGCGAAGTTCAAAAAGCCCCAGTACGAAAAGTTCCTTGAAATTGATGAGGTCCCTGATGACGCCGAAGAGCGTAAGAATTGGGTCGCACAATTCAAGGCAGACAATATGGAACTACTCGTCATTGCCAATACCACACCTCCCCCCGGAACCGCACCCAGAAGCGGTGGCTCGTCTTTGCCGGTCAAGCCTGCGAAGAATGTAGCAGAACTCATGGGGCAATTGAATGAGTTCAACGAGAATATCTATAAGAGGCACATGGCGAAAAGCGCCACGGACTTCTTTAACAAATAAGGGAGATGAATTATGTCTTACGTATTCACCAAGTACTCTGATGTTTCCACCACTGCTCTCGACCCTGTTTCGCAACTCGTGCAGTTGTTCCTTTCTCAGAATGCCGTTTTGGTTCAGACTGTTCTTGATGCCACTAGCACCGTTGGTCCCGGCCAAGACTCTGCTAGCTATCCTAAGGGCACTGGCTTCACTGCTGAGAGCGTTCCTGATGATGATTCGACCTTGCTTCAAGCACAGGCTGCAACGTTTACCGTTGACAAAATGGATCTTGACCAGCATAAGGCCGTTCTTGTTGCATTGAAAGAGCGAGCTTCTGTTCAATCTGTGGTGAATCTCATGAGCGAGATTCAGATTCGCCAGACACAAGCTATTGTCGATGCAATGGAAGCTAGCATCTATTCGGCCTTGGCGGCCACTTCTGCCTCTGCTCCTGACCATCGCGTGGTGTTTGACACTTCTGGTGTTGTTGCTCTTAGCGACATCTCCAACGCAGCGTATCTCTTGGACGTGCAGAACTGTCCTCAGACCGAACGCTTCATGATCATCAATCCTAAGCAGAAGAAGCAACTCCGCGCTCTGGGCGACTTCACCGATGCGAGCAAATATGGCTCCAATGAAGTTCTTATGACAGGCGAAATCGGCGAGATTTTCGGGTTCCGCATTCTTGCAACGAATGCCGTCACGGTTGACCGTGCTGTTGCATATCATCGCACACACGCTGTGTTTGCAATGCAAAAGCAAATGACTTTCAAGATGCAAGATGATCTTGACCAAGTCGCGACGAAAATGCTCATCACCGCTCTTTACGGTGCGAAGGTTCTCGACGCAGGGAAGCGCGGCGTGTTGATGGGTTCCGCTTCATAATGTTGACGATATGCTATTGAAAGGTAGATAACACATGAAAGATATCGCTTCTCTTTTGACTGTTGTGCATGGCCCTAGCTACACGGATATCAGCGCGGCTGTCTGTGATTTCGCTGTTGATTCTGCTACTGTTACTCTTGTTGCAGGCCAGTATCTCTACGTTGGTTTTGAGAAGCCTATCTCTTCTCTGTTCTTCTACCTGACAACGGTATCCACGGGAACGCGGGCCATCACGGTTGCGATGTACAACGCTAATATCGTTGCTTGGGATAATGTGGTTTCGCTTGATGACACGGCTGGGTTCACCCGTAGCGGTTTCGTCACCTGGACTCTCCCCAATCAAATTAGCAAGGCCACCGTCAACAGCGTAGAGAAATATTGGGTTAGATTCACGGTTGATACATCAACATCTGCGATGGTAGTTCGAGCCATCTCTGCGTTGT